GGCGTCTGCTTGGGAGATCAACGGCATACTGTACTCGGCGTTCCATAAAGGAACTCGCCGAACGCGCATCGAATATGCGACCTGATCACGTGTAGTGATCTTGAACCTTGACCCGCCGGAGTTTAAGACACCTAAGTGCCTCTCGCGCCATTGGTTCTCTGGTTCGGTGCTTGTAGGGGAGAGAGGATGCATAAGCCTTCCCAAAAGGAAGTCAGTGCCTCTTCTTTCCCGTGGCCTACAAGCTAAGTACGGATGAAAGAAGGACCAGTTTGTAAACTGGCCCGGAGATGGATCGTGAAGGTACGTGGAGAATTCTTCGTCTGAAACAGGACCTCTTACGCTGCGAAAGCGTGAAGGGATCCAATTCATAAGAAGCTCTTCCACGTGTTCAAGATCCTTCCCCAGAAACCGATGCCCCCAACGCCGCAGGAGATTCCTGTGAGCGAAAAGGACATCAACAGTTTCCGGGAACTCTTTCAACTGTACCGGTCGCACATTGACCCCCGTCACCCAATCAGCACCACAGGATTCACGCACACGTCCTGAGAGAAAACTCTTGTTCGTGTTAATCGTGAATCCACATGACTGCAGTAGCTGTATGAGGTAGGGTGCAGCAGCTTGAGGAATGATGATATCGTCGCCGTAAACGGCAACTTTATCGTTATCCCAAGCTCCATACACCCACTTCATGACAGCGTAGCAGGCAGCGCTGAATACAAGTGACTCGATGGCGAATGTGAATCCGTTGCCCATGGAGCTCAACTTCGAATATCGAAGCGAACTGCCATCAGGGAGCAATCCCTTAGGGGTACGTAATTCACACAGGTAAGTATACCAGGCCTTAGGAAACAGGAGTTTCACCAATCTCAAAGAGATAGTGTCGCTCGCGTTGCTGAGGTCGATGGTTACCGGAGTGTCAGCATCAAATTGGATGCTGCCAAGCCGAGCCATCTCCTGGTTCTTACTCTGCGAATCTAGGTCTATGCCCCAGCGTTTGAGTCTGCGACGGATAAAACCGTCGACACCCAACTGGAGCATTAGATTAATCCTAGGTTCTATCGCTATAGGACGGTCTTTTGAACCATCCTTGGGGACCGTTGTGACTTTATTATGTTCAGTAACACTGAACACCGAACCCCAGAAGAGGTCCTGATCAAGCAAACACCACATTGGTATGTCGTGTCTGCGTCGATAGGAGTCTTCGAGGGCGCCAAGCCACCTTTCATCATTGCTGATGAAGCGGTGAGCGTGCTCCAGGTTCCGAGAGGTACAAGGATAGGGCCAATTCGTGTATTTATCATACGACGAATTCATCCCTAATACCGTACCCGTATCGGATCCTGGTCCATGCCGTGACCGATCAGTGAGCGCACTGCCATCAGGCAGCAGAAGCCCGGTAACCTTTTCGATGAACTCCTTCATATGAAGAAGCTCTCTTCCAGGATTACCGTCGACAAACAACCGTTTATATCCTGAGCGATTAAACTCAGAACATTGGCGATTGGTTTCCTTGACGTTTGTCAAGGCAATGTCACGCTTCTCTTTCTCCTTTCCGAGGAAAGGATATTTGCGTATCACCGCGCTGAGCAGGAGTTTACAAGCCATCTCAGGCGTGTATGCCTCATCACTGAGGTTTATACACTGTAAACCCCATCGATCCGATAGCCCAAGATACAATTCGTAGTTCCGAGATCTTACGATCCCAAGAACATACGAGGTATCTGTGCTACCGATCCACTCAGCTAGGTCGAGGGTTAATCGACCCA